CCGCTTTGAGCGATTCCCAGATGTCGAGGAAACCGTCCTTGAACCCCTTCGCGCCGAGCAGCATCTGGCTGAACGAGCCTTGGATGGCGTCGGCGACGTGCCCCACCACGTCCTTGATGCGCGGGAAGATGTCCTTCTCCCACGCGGACGGAACCTTGCCCTGCGCGGCGAGTTGCGCGGCGACCATCTGGTCCCACGCGGCCTTGACCTGATCTTTCGTGACGCCCGCCGTCGCCGCCACGATCGCGTAGTTGTGTTCCGCCGCCTTGGCGACTTTCTCCAACTCCTGCGGCGACTTCAACCCGAATGCGGTAAAGGCGTCGTTGATCGCCGTCTGCTGCGCCACCATGTAATCGGCAGCCGGGACGAACGCCTGCATCTGCCCGATGACTTCCTGCAACGGCACGATCGGCAGCGAATGCTCGAAGGCGATCATCGCCTCGGTGGACAGGCCCGCCATGTCCGCATACTGCTGCCAGAGTCCGATTACGATCTGGACTTCGCCGCCAGCCGCTTTCGTGTCGGCCGCCAGTTTCTTCCACTCGCCGGATTGCTTCTGCAGCGTGGCGCGGAGCTGCTGCTCGCTGACCTGTGCCGCTGTGTTCAGGTCTTCGATCAAGGGCTCGAGGCCGACCGCGATCGCCTCTTGCGTCATGATCCCGGCCTTGCGCATCTCTTCGGCGAGTTTGTGCTGGGCCTCGTTCAGTTTGTTCGCCGCTGCCGCTGCTTTGTCCGCGCCCGCTGCGCCCTCGGCGAGCGCGCCCCCGAATCCGGACGCATCGCCTTTGGCCGCGCGCATTGCATCGGCGGCCTCCTTGATTTCCTTGCGGACCTTCGCCAGTGACTCGGGGAACGTCAACGCCGTCCGGGTCGCCGCGATGTCCACCGCGTCCAGCGTCTTCAGAATAGGCGCGGCAATCGAGCCGATGTCCTTGACGGTGTTCGCCGCCGCCTCGTGCCCGGTCTTGGACAGTTTGTTCAGCGCATCGACCGCAGGCTGCAGGCCGGGCGAGATATACGACATCGCCGTGACCACGCGGTTGACCTGATCGATCACCCCTGCGAGCGCGTCCACGATGAACGCCGACGTGATGCCGCCGCCGCCGAAGAACGTGACCAGCGCGCGAGTGGCAGCGGAGAGCGCCAGCGTCAGGCCAGGCAGCAGTGTGCCGCCGATGAACACGGCGACCTTTTCAAACAGGTCCGCGAACTCTCCGGCCTTGAACCCGGCGGCGGACAGGGCTTCCGTGAAGTTCTCGCCGAAGGTTTCCACGAAGGTGATCGCGACCGGCAGGAACTCCGCCCCGATCTTGGCCTGCACGGCATCGATCTGCGCGCCGATGGCGCCGACCGCATCGTTGAACCGGTCGCCCGCGACGGCGAACTCCGAGGACATGACGAGACCCAACTTGTTCGCCTGCTCGATCAGGGCGCCCATGTCCTCTTGGGTCAACTGCGAGATTTCCTTGAACCCCTTGCCGAACAGCGCGATGCCTGCGGCGGCGCGGCGTCCCGCGTCCGGAATATCGTGCAGTCCCTTGATGACCAACTCGAAGGCTTTGTCCGGACTCAACTTGCGCAGGTCGTTGAACCCCAAGCCGATGGCGTCGAGTCCTTTCTTGGCTTTCGCGCCGCCTTCCGACAGGTTCTGGCCCAACTTGAAGATGGACCCGGTGATCGCTTCGAGCGGCACGTCCGCCTGCTGCCCCACGAACTTGAGCTCGGACAATGCCTCGACGGCGATGCCGGTCTTGTTCGACAGCGTGAAGAACTCGTCCCCGAGATCGGCGGCGCGGGTCGTGGCGCTGTAGATGGCTGCCCCTGCGGCCACGGCGGCGCCCGCGATGGCGACAAAGCCAGCACTGACCGCGACGACACCGACCGCCGCTGCGGCGCCTGCAGGCCCGAGCGCGGCGATGCCCGATGTGACGCCGGATAGACTGCCGGTGATTTTCTCGAGGGACGCGGTGAGGGCGGAGCCTTCCCCGCCAAGGTTCTTGAACCCGCCGATCGCCTTGTCGATCCCGCCGACGAATTTATTGAGGGACTTTTCGCTCTGGCTCAGACCACGGTCGAACTCCGCCGTATTGGCACTGAGGAGAACCCGGAGCGATCCAACGACATCAGTCGCCATGCGTCTGACCGAACGACGGACGGATGATCCTGTAGCGGCTTGGCTTGTGCCTGCGCACCTTCGAGCCGATCGCGTCGGCGATGTAGTGCCACATCTCCCGCTGCTCCTCCGGTGTCTGCGCCACAGCGCGACCGCCCAGCAACTTCGCCAACGGTGGCAGTGCCTGCTCGCGCGGCACCCGAGACAGCGCCGCGATCACCCATGCTTGAGAAACCGACTGCTCGTGCCGCCGCTGCACGCTCCGGATGTAGACCACCAGATGGCGGTAATACTCCCGCAGGGTCAGCGCCCAGAATTCCGCTTCGCTCAGGCCGATGCTGCGCGCTTGGAGATGGGCACGGCGCCAGTCCCACTCCGCTTCGGGTGAGCCTTGAGAGGGTCCGCTTTCGCCTCCGCCTCCTTCAATTCCTGCACGTCCTTCGGGTCCGGCCGCTGCAGCCCGAACGCCTTGGCGAACGCCATCGCGCCGACACCTTCGGACGCCTGCAGGATTTCCGAGGCTTGCTGCATCGTCTGAATCTCCGGGTGTTTCTCCTGCAGCATCCCGTAGAAGATCGCGATCACGTGCAGGATCGATTCCTGCCGCACGCGATCGGAAATCTCATCGAAGGACGGCACCTGGCCGTTCTTGGTCAACGCATCCTGTGCCACGGCCCACGCATGAAGGCTCAGACGCAACTGATACGTCCGGCCTCCATGCGTGAACGAGGCTTCTCCTCGCAGCGGATTTGCCATAGTGCCGCCGAGTTTAGTCCAGATCCGCGATGTAGTCGTGGAGCGGCGTGATCGTGTAAGTGATCTCCAACTTACCGCTCACCCCGATCACCGGCTGCGTGATGCCCGACACCACGCCACGGATCGGAATCTCTTCCTGCGGCGTGCTCGAGCCGACCAGCGCGAGGAAGTTCCGCTGATCCTGCCGCCGATGCAGTGCGCGCATTCCGCCGTTGGTGAACCCGTCGCCGCCGGCATTCTTGTGCGAGCCGTGGAACCGGTTGTAGTTGCAGCGCACCGTGATGTTCTCGAAATCACGGAGGCCGGTGAGTTTCTCCTGCGCCCGGCCGGGGCTCCGGAGATGGGTCTTCGGGATGATCTCCGCGTTGAAGCCGCCGAGATTCACCTCGATAACATCGGACAGCGCCACGAACGTCTCCGGGGAGCCGTCGTCCTGGCCGACCAGAAGTTCGCTGCCATAGCCGATGTCGGCATTGCCCTCGTAATACGTTCCAGTGACTTCTGCCATTGCCTGTTCTCTCCTGTGAAGTTACGCGCGATAGGTGACGAGAAAATCCTGCCGCATCGTGATCACCCGGACCAATTCCGGGTCACGATCTTGTCGCCGGTCCACCGGCACCGCATTCAGCAACCGCACGGGCGGATCGCCGAACTCTCCTTGCCAGCCCGCGAGCCCGGACGCGGACGGCCCACCGAAGCCATCGCCGATCGTGGCGTCCGCCAGCGTGGCGGTCGTGCCATAGGGATCGTCGTCCTCGCCCTCGTAAGCGTAGTGATCGATCTGCACCCGCGCCGTGGCGATCCCGTTCAGCCCGCGCAGATGCTGATCGCGCGGGTCATCGATCAACTGCACACGTGTGGCCGGATACCTGGCCGATTGCGGCAGCGCGCCGAGGAACACGCGCGAGGCCACGATCGCGGTCACGCCAGCAATCGCCAGCAGCCGCTCGAGCACCGCCTGCTCCACCGTCACAGCCCACCGCCGGACGTGCTCCGCGAGCCCACGGCCCGCTTGATGGCGTGCCACAATTCCTGCACCGTCGCGCCGATGGCCCGGCCGCCTTGCGTGTCGAACGCTGGCCGCGCGAAAGGACGGGCCGACATCCGGACGGTGCCGTATTCCAGAAACCTGGCCCGGTGCGACAGATCGGCACGCGGTCCCACCGCCACGGTGATCTCGTCTTTCTTGCCGCGTGCGGGCGCCACCACGATGTGATCGGCCAGATGGGCGTGCCGCTTGTTGCTGCGGTTGATCCGCTGCGCCATACCCCGGCGCATCGGCTCCGCGCTCGCCTTCAGCGTTTCGATCACGGTCGGCCGCTGCACCGCCTTCGGCAGATCCTTCAACCGGCGCAGCAACTCGGCGGCGCCTTCGAGTTTGAAGTTGGTGATCATGCCTCGTCCACCCGCGATCCGGCCTTCGTGGTCAACTCGATCGACTCGTGATTGCCCAACTCCACCGCGCTGGTGATGTCGTAAATCCGCCCGGCGAAATTCAGCCGCCGCAACTTCAGCACGTCCACCAAGTCCGGGTCCATGTCGCAGCGGTAGGCGAAGCGCCACCGGTTCGACAGCGTCCCGGCGAGTTGGTCGGCCGCCAGTTGTTCCGCGTTCGACACTTCCAATTTCTCCATCCAGACATCGACCAGCGGCGACCAGACTTCCTTCGGGAACCGGCTGGCCGCCGTCGTGATGTCGGCGGGCGTGGCCTCGATCGTCACGAGCCGCGTCCGCTGCCCGGC